AGCCGTTTGTGTCTACTGTATAACTTCCTAAGTTCGCAATCTCACAAGTAAATTCTGGACTTGGAACTGAAGGAGTAACGTATTTTAAATAATATGGACTTCTTGCGTTTATTTTGCTCATCTTGTAAAATCTAATAAATCGTCTACATCTAATGCAAACTTGTTTAATAATTCATCTGGTAACTTTTCAAAGCCTTGTTCAAATGGTTTGGTAAAAAATAAACTTGCTTTTATTCCTTTTTCAAATATGCTTTTGGCTAATATAAATCCGATAGTTCTATAATTACCTTTTTTAAACTTTCCTTTTGCATCTCTTAATCTTATATTCTTAGCTTTTGCCCAATCTGCTAATGGTTGCATTGGAGGTCGTTTAGTATTAAAACTAAATCTACTGTTTCTATTTTCAGGGTAATTGCTTTTTTTACCCTTAACTCCTTCATCAACAAAAGCTCCATATTCATCCATATAGAACTCTAAGTAAAAACTATTCTTACTAACATTTAAATCGTACCCTAAACTTTCATACAAAGAAGATGTAACATTCTTTTTCTTTTTAGTTAAGTTAGTGCGTGATTGTTTAATCACAAACTTTGCAAAACTTTCTAACGCTGCTTTTGTTTGTTTAAAATCCATTAGTTACAAATTGTCATATCGTTCTGTACCAAGACATCAAACGTTGCTGTCCATCCTGCAAGCTTATTCTCAAACCTATCCACAAAAGGTTCACAATTAACGTCACCAGCAACTTGATATAATTGAGTATATAAATCACCTCTTTGTAATTCATTAATTACTCTTGTTAATAATGCTAACTGTGTATTAAGCACATCTTGTTCATTGTCATTACCTACGAACTTATCCGTAGTTTCTTCTTTACTAACATCAACTATGTCCATTGCTAGGACTGAAATATTGAATGTGGTTGTTTTAGTTCCTACCGTTGCGTTGTTTACTATGATATGTGCTAAAGGAAATATTGACTGCTTATCTAAATCAACATCATCAATACTACCAAAGCTTACTGTATTAGTAAATGGTTCAGCTTGAAATGCTGTTTTAATTTTGTCTGTTATATTGTAAAATCCTTTCATTTTCTTTTTATTCTTTTTGCTTCCAACTCTTGTTTTTCTTTTTCAAAAACCAAATATAATAAAGCTGTGTTTATATTTAATTTAGTGACTTCATCAAATTTGGTGACATCCCCTCGAGCGAGACCATAAACCGACTGATAGAAACCCCACTTAATTCCAAAGTTTGCTTCTGCTCCATAGTTAGCTCCTTCTTCATTTCCTTGCTTAAATAGTTCAGGGTAGTTGTCAATAACTCGTTGCTTAAACGATAAAAAAAAACCAGTGATCCCATAACAACATCTAAAGGCATTTGTTTAAATGCTTCAGCGTTATCCGTTCCCTTGTATTCTTCTATCTTGTATTTGTCTTTTTTATGTAGTGTAACAGGTCTATAAAGAACTGACATTGCTTTGTGCATTTGTTCCCAGTCTGATAATGTATTATCAAGGTCTATGTACTCTCCTAAGGTCATATCATCTAACTTTGGTATAAAACCATAGGTAATTCCATTGAGTTCAAACGTGGTCTTTAAATCAGGCTTCTGCTCGAATACCTTGTTTAAGTCCTCTATAATATCTGTAACGTGGTTGAATCTAATTTTGGCAATATCTTTTAAATCTAGGTTGCAAAATATCTCAACCATCTTATGAAGCAAGAAGTTTGTGTTCTGGTTATCTTCAGTATTAAGTTTGGTAAACTTTTGGTATTGCTTTAAAGTTATATCGCTTAATGAGTCTGGAACGTATAAGTCTATTATCATATTATAACAATAATAAAGTATCGGTTTTGTATAAAAAGAAAAAGGGATAACATTTCTGCTACCCCTCATTCCAACATTAACTAACTAACTCAAATGAAACTCGTTTTGTGATTATCATATAACCAATGATAGCACTCTTCTATTTTATCTGTAAGCTTTTTTGTATTTTGAATATAAACTTCTTTGCCCCATTTTTCTGTCCCTTGTATGGATAGGTAAATCTTTACCTTTGATTTCATACCTGTGTTTATAGGTTTCTGATATACATACATATCGTTATCCCAACAGCGTTGCATCTTTTTCCAAAGAGGTTTATTTAATGGCTTTACATCATCCATACTAAAAACTGAAACGCTAAGTATAACATAAACCAGAATCCTGTCATTAAGACAATAAATGCTAATGCATCTCGTTTGATGTTTTTTATATTATCATTCTTTTGTATTCTTTTGACTTTCTTGTAATTCATAATCTTGTTTTTAAATTTATAACATTGAAGCGTTAAAGCAATCATCAGAACACCATCCTGATTTTTCTATTGCAGCGCTGCATTCTAAACATTCGTAATTTAATTCTTCTTTTGTTGGATCAAACATAATAGTATTTAAAAAGGGGCTTTCGCCCCTGTTGTTTATTTATGATTTTTTTATAATTTGTTGTACTGATACTTGAACTTGAATAGTGTCTGCTATTTTTTGGGCGCTATCAGAACAGTTAAAGATTTTTATACTTGCATCGTTTCCAAAGTGTGGTATGTTTATTCCTCCGATACTTCTATTCTTTATAAAAAAATTATTTTGATTGTCTTGGATTGCGAATATTGAATTTTTCATTTTGTTTGTTTTTAATTATACACCAAAGATATAAACTTTTTATTAACTACCAAACATTTTTTAATAAATAAAATACTCTCCCTTATTTGGATTCTCTAATGTATCCATTAAGATGTAACGAGCTGCATCTATACAATCTGGATGTGATCCTGATGGCTTTTGTAGTTGGTTGCCTTCTTTGTCTGTTGCCCATACATAACCTTGCAGTTCCCTTTTTAGGTTCTTACTGTTAGATGTAACGTATATTTCGTTCTGGTTAATTAGGTTCAACCCATACACTACAGAATCTCTTCCTTTGCTTACCCCTGTAATCTTATGACCATAGCCTTGAAGTTCTGCAATACTCTTTGGTTCTGCTGAATCAGCGGTTATATTTTCCCTTATCTGTCTTTGATCTAAGAATCTACTAATGTCACTGTTAAGCATTCCTTTCTTATATAACACCTCATCAAAGATATAAGCATCATTCCACTTGTATAGTGATATTAAAGTTGTGGGATCAACTGAGTAGCCAAAATCCATTCCATAGCCTAACAGTCTTGCTTCGTTTGGTATCTTATCGATTTCTTTCCAATCAGGTATACAAGCTCCCTCTAAATTACCAACCTCTCCAAGCCCGTATACTCTCCACCAGTTTTTCCAGTAAGTAGATGTTTTTGATTTGTCCCTTGCTTTCTCAATCTCTTTTACAATGTTCTCTGGTAAGCTGTCATTATCTTTGTATGTGAGTGTAATAAAATCAGTTTCAGGTTTACCTATCAGCTCCTTGTCTACCCAAAACAAAGAAGATGGATTGTAATCAAGCCAAATGTTTCCTGATGTCCTAACTACTAATTGTTGGTAAGCATCAAAAGGTACGTTGTTACATTCGTTTATATACAGGTCTGTTCTTCTTGCTCCTCTGAGTTTGTCAGGCTGATCTGTTGAAAAGAACTCAATATAGCTTCCATTTGTAAATATGTATTTTAAGGTACTCTTATTGAACTGACCATCCTTATACCTATTGAGTCCCTTTAAGATGCCTAAGAAGTCCTTTAAGGCACCTCTACGAAGGTGTGGGATAGATTCAGATACTACGCTTATCTCCCTACCTTTGTTTTTTATTGCATAGTCTATTAAGATGAGAATTATACATACAGTTTTCCCTGCTGAAGTACCCCCTCTAATAATCTTAGTTCGGTTATTCAGTACTCTTAACTTTCTTAGTGCTTCGGTTGTTGAAACCTCCATCAATCTAAGAACAAGGGTAAATCTTCGTTGACGTTAATATCTCTAGTTTCTCTTGGTTTACCTAAGTAGTAATTAAGGTAAAGAGTTACCCATTTAATGTCTCCTGATTGTACACCTTCAGTCAATGCTTTTAACGCTTCATCTTCTAAAGGGCTTAATCTTTCAACTAATTTAACTTCTTCGGCTTTTGGTTTTCTTCCTGCAAATCCTTTTGTTGAATGTCCACCATTGTTTTTTCTACCATCCATAATTAAAATAGATTAATTAATTAATTATACTATAACAATATTAAAGTTAAGGTTTTGTTATATGTGAGATATTATAGAGCTGATACTTTACGGTTAACTCTTCACCTTTTTTTATGTCTTTTATAGAGTGTACTACTCTTGTTCTTTCAGGTTCACATTCTGTTATCTTACAATTAGGTTTGTCGCTGTGATTTATAAACCCCCCTAAAGGAGTTCTAACAACTTGACCATTATCCAGCCAGATGTGAGTAATGCCAAAGCTGTGTCCTAAATCAAAATTACTTTTAGCGATTAGTCCTAATCCATCTATATAACTTTTACCTATTGTTAATCCTATTGGAAGAGGTCTATAGCTCATATCTGAAATTGTGGTCTATTTGTGTGTTTGTTACCGTGTAGTTTTAATTGACCTAGTAAGAATTTGTATTTATGTTTTATCGTATCCTGCTTTTTAATTAGCTCATTATATTCTTGACTACGGATGTTTATTAGTTCCCTGTGTTCTAAAAGTAGTTTTGTATATTTTTCTTTATAGTATGAATCTGGATTTAAGTATTTGTCTTTGTTTCCTACAACTTTACCAATAGTTTTTTTTAGGTCTGTATATATTTTTAAATATTCCATTTCGTATTCCGCTATCACATTATCAAAAACTTTTATTCCGTGTAAGACAGATGCGTGATCTCTACTTACAAGCTTTCCTATGCTATCGTAAGACCTTAAAGTAAAATGTCTAGCAAGTTTAAAATAAATAGATCTAGCGTATACAAGTTCTCTTTTCCTTGACTTTGTGTTTAGGTTTGTGTGTACGTCTAACTCTACTAGCCTTAGTATTTCTTCAATCTTCATCTCTTTGTTTTTCTTTTATGTTAATTATTGTGTCGTATTTGATTTCATTTATTGCTTTTAATATTCCAGCACATCCTTCGTACTCTTCAATATCGATGTAAAGACTTAAAGTGTCTTCTAGTTCTTCTATTGTGTAACCTTGTTCAATATCATACAAAGCCATCAAGTAGAAATCATTTATAGATCGTTTTCTTTCCTCTTCTTTAGTCATTAAAACATCCTTAATTGTTGTTTATGTTGTTCTATTCGTTTCATTGCTGCATTGTAGTATTCTTTATCTAATTCACAAGCGGTTAAATCGTATTTTAAATTATGACAAGCTATAGCTATTGAACCTGAACCTAAATGTGTGTCTAGTATTTTATTTCCTTCTTTAGCATATTTAAT